ACAACAACATTATGGCGATGCTAGTCTATGGTGGATTATATCATGCTCTAATCCAGGATTAGAACAAAATTCATACCATATTCCAATTGGAATCCAAATCCGTATTCCACAGAATACATCCCAAGTAGTAAGTGAGTTTAGAATTTTAAATGAAAGATAGTTATGACAGGAAATTTAATAGGGGAACAATTTGATCAATATGTATTTAATCAAATAAAAGTAAGACAAGAACTTAGTGCATCAGGTTTTGGGGGTGTATCTAAAACCCCTAATCAAATCCAAGTATTAAATAATAAAAACTCATTTATTAAATTAGCATCTGGGGTTGATTTATTCCAAAAAAGGCCAATACCCCCTTTAAAACCTACACTTGCAGAATACCAACAAGCTGAAAGAGATGGTATATTTGATGATAATGATCTTTTTTATTCGAGTGGTCAACCACCGGTTGTTGATACTGCTGCCAAAAAAAAATACCAAGAATATAGAGAACAAGTTATCCAAAATAACAAAAATCAAAACAATTCAAGCCAATTAAAATTAAAAAGTTTAGGACTTTCCGAAACAGATATTAAATCCCTGGGACATGGGAGTAAATTAGCTCAAAATTCTGTACTATTTGGGGGATTAGGATCCTTAAATACCAACGCTGATACCTTTTCAGGTAATGCAATCACACAAAGATCAGGTATTTCTACCTCTTCTAATTTATGGAATTTTAATAAAGCTTATGGTTTAGGAGGCCCACAGTTTGGTAAACAACCTATGCCTGGTATTTTTTCTGCAAAAATAGATTGTGTAAATAGGGGTTCAATAAGAACCGCTACTGTACAAATAAAAGCTTATAATACTTTTCAATTCCAACTAATTGAAATGTTATATCTAAGATTAGGTTTTACTATGATGTTGGAATGGGGCCACGGAAAATTTTTAAGTGAATTTGGATTAGAATCTGTTGAAGATACTATAATAGAAAAATATTGGTTTTCAGGTACTTCAGTTACCCAACTCCAGATGTTAAACCTAATAGAAGAAGAAAGAAAAAGATATTCAGCTAATTATGATGGTTTTTTTGGTAGAGTAACTAATTTTTCCTGGAAATTTAACTCTGATGGGACATATGATATAACTTTAAAATTAACAACTTTAGGAGATATTATAGAATCCTTACAAATAAATATTCCATCTCCAATTAAAAGTTATTCAAGAAGTTCTAAAGATGTTATTAACGCCCCTAATACAATCCAAGCATGGTTAGATGATTTTATAAAAAATGATAAAAAAAATGGTTCAGTTTTTAATAATGGTAAATATATTAATTTAAAATCCTTAAATTATAAAGAAAGATCAGCAGATGAAGTTTTTACCTATAATTATATAGATGGAAATGGAGATAAAAAATTACTTACAGGTAATTTTGCATCCTTAAAAGCCGAAGTATTAAAACTAAAAAATTCAGATGGAACTGATACTAAGGAACAATTAGATTCCCTTAGATCAGTTGCAAAAGGAAATTTTGGGGTTACTAGTGGTTTAACTAAAGAAAATAGTTATTTTGTAACATTTGGTGAATTATTAAATAAAATTTATAATAATGTTCTACCACGGGTATATAATAATGGTGGTGATTCTCTTCCTATATTAGGAATGGGTTTATCTGAAGAATTAAATATTGTTAGTGCTCAACCAAACCAAATATCTTTTGACCCCAATATATGTTTTGTTAAACCTATGTTGTATGCCGTAGGAATAGAAACTCCTTCTACTTTAACTAATAATTCAATAAAAGATTTTTTTAAATTAGAAAAAGAGGGGAGTAGTGATATATTTTATGGGCAACTAATGAATGTCTATCTTAATTTTGGTTTTATTAAAAAACAATTACAAAAAAGTAATAAAGGGGGAGTTTTAAGTTTATATAGCTTTTTAGAAGGAATATGTGATGGTATTAATAGTGCCCTAGGTGATGTAAATAAAATAGAACCTATAATTAATGCCGATATCAATGAATTAGTTTTTATTGATCAAAACCCCATTAAAGGAAACCCCCAAATACTTAAAAAACTATTAGAAAAAGTACCCGATCCTATAGAGATAATTCCATTTGAAATATTTGGAGTTAACGAATCGAAAACCCCAACCCAATCTAATTTTGTTAAATCTTTTAGTTTTGACACTAAAATAGATTCACAATTAGCTTCTATGATTACAATAGGAACTACAGCAGGTCAAGGAACTTCTAAAATTATTGATGGTACTGCTTTTTCAAGTTGGAATTCTGGATTAGAAGATAGATTTCAAAAATCAATACTCCCAGCACCTGGTTTTATGTCTGAAGCTGAAGTTGAAAAACAAGTTGAACAAGAAACTGAAGAAAAATTAAGAGAACAATTTAATTTATATTGGGGGGATATTAAAAAACCTTCCAACCTATCAAATTTTTCACAAAATTCAGTAGAAAAGGGATATTTAAACACTGGAGATAATACTAATGGTAATGAATTAAGATGGGCTCAACAACGGTCCAAAAATGATACAGGAGGAACATCAGGCAAACCTACAAAATTTGTAACTTTTTACAATTTTAAAACGGGTAAATATAAAGGATATTCTTTTATTAACCAATCAAGAGACAATGCCTTTTACGGTTACCTTAGATGGAAAGAAACCACAGGTAAAGATGTTATAGCTGTTCAAGATGTTGATTTAAAAACTTCCTATCAAACATGGCTTTGTTACGCCCTTAGTGGTCAAATTGTAGGCAAACAAGACACAGATGGTAATGATTTTAATATACCCTTATCAGAGGCATTATATCTTAATGTTGATAATAGTCAATTTTATAACCAAGGTAAACAAGCTTTTAAAGAATATATTAAATTAAGAGACCAAAAGATATATAGAATAACTGGTAACCCTTCAAACCAACAAGGATTCATTCCAGTAGAGTTGGGGTTAACCATAGATGGAATATCCGGAGTAAAAATATATCAAAAAATAAATATTGATCAAAAATTTCTACCTTTAGAATACCAAACAAATCTTATAACTAATACTTTAGACTTTGTAATTAAAACCGTAAACCATCAAATCCAAGACGAAAAATGGGAAACACAACTATCAACTATTAGTATCCCCCCTACAGGACCACAAAGTACAGAATTAATAGATGATGGTTTATTTACATTTTTAATTTTAGATGAAAATAATGTTGTTAGTAAAGATAGAACAGTAACCTCCTCTACAAACAGAATCCCAGTATCTCAATTAACCCCTGATAATTTTATTAAAGAAGAACTTAAAAAATCTGAAGGTTATTATAGTGGTGGGGAAAATAGAGTATTTAGATCTAAAAATATAGCATATGCCTACCCAGATCCAAAACCAAAATCAAAAATAGCAAAAATAAAATCACAACCCAATTATGTACAGGGAGAAGAAAATGAACCTTGGACTATAGGTTATGGTCAAACTTATTATGCACAAGGACAACAATATACTAGAAAGAATGGAACAATATACAGTGGTTTAGGTACTAGATCAAAATCCCCTGTTAAAGAAGGAGATTCAATTACAAAATCTTCAGCCGAGATGGGGTTTGAAAGAGTACTATCTGATATAGCTAAGACAATGGTAGCTAATAATAGAATTAGGGTACCACTTACCCAAAATGAGTATAATGCTCTACTATCATTCTCATATAACTCAGGTCCTGGTGTATCCAAACCAAAAAGAAATTTATATGCCTTAATAAATGCCCAAGATTATACAGGTGCAGGATTAGAGTTAGAAACAACACTTACAAATAATGGTCAATTAACTAGTAGAAGAATGAAAGAGGCTGATATTTGGTTTACAGATAACCCAGGAAACCCAAGCTAACTATGTATTATCCAAAGTCACAAATAATAGAAAATTTATCTACTAATGGTAAAGAATATAAAATATTATCTACTAATAAACCTTATAAGGGATATTATTTTCAAGTATCAAATAATCAAAGATTTACAGGCAAAAACCCTGATGATAAACCTAATAATTTATTAGTAGAAATTAGAGATAATACTAACTATGGAGATATAGTAGAACCAACTATTAATGCTTATTGGTCTCCTTCTTATAAATTTTTACAAAAACAAAGAGGAAATATATTACCCTCCGCCCCACAACCACCAACCCAATCAATCACACAACCTACACTTCAAAATTATAAAAATGGTTCCTTTAATAGATATTTTCTATATAATGATACCAACCAAAACACAATTGAAGTAAACATAAGAACTTACACTCAATACAAAGACAAATCTCCAGGGGTACAAATAGACAGATTTACACCCATCCAACTCACTTGGGTCTTAAGAGGCAAAGAAAAAGAAGCATCTAAATCTAACTATAATAGTGTAAGATTAACTGAACAAAACCAACAAATATATGGTTTTTCAAATTATTTTATAAACAAATACTCACAATACTTCCAATATGCAAAAGATGAAAACCTTTACAGCAACGGAAAAGAAATAAAAAATAAAAAAACTGGAAAACCATATATAGGTTATTACCATATACATCCTGAAAAAGGACCAATGGTTGGAAGACAACATAAAATGGAAGCCCATGACTATTTGGAATTTATACCAACGGGTTCTATATTAAACCCCTTACCTCCAACTATACAATCCGGTTCGTATAATGAACCTACTAAAACAAGTACAAATACATTTGGAGGCTACTAAAACCATTCGTATATTAGGGTAAAATAAGGTTATATGTACTGGCTTGTAGAAAACGAGGAACAGTTAAATGTTTTGATAAATAGTGGTTATAAAGAAGCGTTCATTGAGGTAATACCTTATAATGATACGATACACCCCGTACTAAATCACGTAAGTTTAGTGTATATTAGACCAATTGAAGCGAGCAAAGGCTTTATGGTATGTGTTACGCATAGTGAATCTTTAAATGCTTTAAATACGCGTGTAAACGAATTGATAGATAAGTTTGAAGTGTTGTATTGTCGTGATAAAAAGGAAACATTACATTATTTTCCAAACAAAACTCTTTATGACATAACACCACCTCCTCATACATATATACGACCTACAACACCAACACACGATTTATACTATAGTAAACACAAGGATAACCATGAGTTAAATCTAATTATACCCATTGTTAAACACTATGAGTTGTGTGAAAACATTTTTGAAGATCTAAAAACGAATATTAACAGAGAAAAAACAAAATATGATAAATTCTTTAACAGTAGAGTATCCGTGGTATTCAACTCCATCGAACGAAGTGGCATACGCATATGTAATGAAACCTTCAGTGAACACTTCCACGCAGTTGACGGTGAATATGTCCACACTCAGTTCAACTTAAAAACAACAACAACAAGACCATCAAATAAATTTAAAAATGTAAATTATGCGGCACTTAATAAAGAAAATGGATGTAGGAAAAGTTTTATACCACGTAATAATAGGTTCGTGGAAATTGATATTAGTGCTTATCATCCTAGTTTGGCTGCTAGTCTCATTGGCTATGATTTTGCCAATATTGATATCCATGCTCATTTTGCTTCCTTATATGGAGTGGATTATAAAAAATCGAAAGAACTTACC